ATATTAATAAATAAAAATAATGAAATTAAATTTATTGATATGCGTGGAGTTTTAGGAGATTCCATCACAATAGCAGGAGATATATTTTATGATTACGCAAAAATATTTCAATCAATTATTGGATATGATAATATTTTACTAGAAAAACCAATAAACAAGGAATACCAAGAAGAGTTTAAGGGTTTGTTCTCAAACTTTATAATTAAAAAATATAATAAAGAAACACTTAATAACATAAAAATGTTAACAAATAGTTTATTATTCACTCTGATTCCACTACATAAAAATGAAAAATCTCAAAAATACATTGATTTAATCAATATATAAGATATAATATACATATGCAAGATTTTATCAAAATTGATTCCAATAATATGATGTTCTCATATAAGAATATCAGATTAGAGCAAAGAGTAGAGGTCATTGAAAATTTGGAAAAATTATATGCAAAGCTAAAAGAAACAAATGAACTTCCTAAAACTATTATAGAAATAGGCATGAATCATGGAGGATTTTCATTAGTATTAAATGATTCAATATTATCAAAAAATGCGGAAATTTATTGTTTCGATATAACCGATAGAAATTTCGCAAATAATCTCAAAGATACAAAAATAAGATGGTATATCAATGACATATTTCAAGTCGAGTCATTCGTAAAAGATTTAATACAAAGAGATGGTAAAACTCTGTTGTTTTGCGATGGTGGAAATAAAGTAAAAGAATTTAATACATTTGCCAAATACTTAAAATCTGGAGATTTAATCTTTACTCATGATTATTATAAAAATGAAGAAGAATATGAAAAGCATAAAACTACAAGATGGAGTTGGTTGGAAAGCAAAGAGTCTGATCTAACAAGCACATCAAAGATTTATAATCTTCAACCATTTATGCAAGATGAATTTGAAAAATGCGTATGGTCTTGTAAGATCAAGGCATGAAAATTGGCATATTATGTAATTTTTACGGCTTTCCTTTTTATTTAGATAACGTATTAAAAGATTGGTTAGATTTTAAAAATGAATTTATATTTGCAGCATGCTCTTGTAAGTTCGATCAATACTTAAATGTAAACTACCTAAAAGAAGATAAAGAAACTTCGGTTAAACTAACCACCCAATATATTAATTTATTTGAGTATGTATATAAAGATAATACATCCAATGATTCAATCGTAAGAAATAAACCCTTGGAATATTTACTCTCTAAAGGGGTAGATTACATATGGCTTTTAGATGGAGATGAATTTTACTCTAAAAATGAAATAATAAATATTGTTGAATACGTAAAATCTGAACCTTTTATTTCATGGTTTAAAATTAATTTTAAAAACTATTTCAATGACGAACAGCATTGGGTTGATGGCTTTTGCCCACCAAGAATATTTAAGGTTAATACAAAAAATCTCAAATTAGACAGTTTTTATTTTGAAAATGATTTATACTATGCAGATGAATCTAAAAACCTTACAGATTATAAAAATTTATCGTATTTAGAAATACCAAAAAATAAGGCTCATATTAAACACTACTCTTGGTGTGGAAGCAAAGATTTCTTAAAAAATAAAATTAAATATCAAAACTTAAGATATAATGGTATTTGTTCTTATGAATGGGACGAATCAAATGATTGTTTAAAGTTAAATGAAGATTTTTATAAAAAATATAATATCTCCAAACCTTTGATTTATTCTGACAATTAAATTTAGACAATTTTTATTTTTAAAATTATCATCTTAATATGAGTAAGAATTTCCAAGAAACCTATCACGGCAAAAAAATAGATACAGCAAATATCCTTAATATTGAAGATGCAGCTAAATTAATTCATGGCAAAAAAACTATAGTTATAACTGGAGTAACTGGCCAAGATGGAAGTCACATGGTAGATTTTTTATTAAAAAATACAGATTATATTATCTTTGGCGGAGTTAGAAGACTTAGCGTATATAATCATGAAAACATTAGGCATATAAATTCTGATAGATTTCATCTTATTAATTTTGATCTTACAGATCCTCATGCTATAGCTCGCACTGTTGAAAAACTACAACCAGATTATTTTATAAATTTTGCAGCTCAAAGTTTTGTTGCTAGCAGTTGGGATTTTGCAAGGCAAACTTGGGCAGCAAATTCTACCAGCGTTTTAGATATTCTAGAAGCAATAAGATTATATAAACCATCTTGCCGTTTATATCAAGCTGGATCTAGCGAAGAGTTTGGAAATGTATTGTACGCACCACAAGATGAAAAGCATCCATTAAGGCCAAGAAGTCCATATGGAGCTAGCAAAGCAGCTTCAAGGCAATTAATTAAAGTTTATAGAGATTCTTATAATCTTTATGCAATTCAAGGTTGGCTATTCAATCATGAAGGAACTAGGCGTGGAGAAGAATTTGTTACAAGAAAGATAACTAAAAATGTAGCAAGAATTCATAATGCAATTAAAAATAAAGAAAAATTTATTCCACTTGAACTAGGCAATATGGATGCGAAAAGAGATTGGAGTGACTCAGAAGATTTTATTGAAGGCGTATGGATGATCTTAAATCAAGATATTTATAATAAAAATTATAATGGTAACCCTCAAGAATACGTTTTCTCTTCTAATGAAACTCATACTATTAAAGAATTTGTTGAAAAAGCTTTTAATATTGCTGGTATAAATGGTAAATGGGTTGGAGAAAATGAACATGTAATGTATATTTCAGACGATAATCAAGTCCTTGTACAAGTAAATCCCAAGTTCTATAGACCAGCAGAAGTAGAGCTTTTACTTGGTAATTCAAATTTAGCCAGAAAAGACTTAGGCTGGCAACCCAAAATTTCATTTGACAAATTAGTTGAAAAAATGGTAACATGGGATATTGAAAAATACAAATCATAAACTTTGCCAGTTAGTAGTTAAAAAATTTGTTAAAGGAAACGTTAATTGGCCAAGAGAGATTAAAATTGCTCAAAGATTAGTTAAAAGGTTTAATTCTTTTGATTTTTGGGATAACCTTAAAGAATTAGGAAGTCCACCTCCATCATTAGCTTGGTTTCTTAAACCAGAAGGTAAAGCTTTCATATTAAAGGAATATGAATCTTTTAATTTAAATTTAAATAAGGATAAAATAGAACTACAGGAAAATAAAGTAAATGAAGATAAAAACATTTGCAAAAAACCTAAAACTCTGTTAGAATTTATAAGATATGGGAAGAAAACCTAAAGAAGAAATCGAACAACCATCTGGTCCAAGCGCATCAGATAGATTATTATCATTTTTAAAAGATAACAAAGAAGACCATTATAATTTTGAAGATGAGATTTATTATAAAGTATCTACTGGTAGTTTAAACCTGGATATAGCCACAAGCGGTGGTTTATGCCCAGGTTTGCATAGATTCATTGGCATGAACGAAGGAGGCAAAACCTCAGAAGCACTTGAAGTAACAAAGAACTTTCTTAAATCAATAGAAAATTCTAGAGCTTTGCTTTTTAAAGCAGAAGGAAGATTAAGCAAAGAAATCAAAGACCGTTCTGGAATTAAATTTGTAACCGACCCTAAAGAATGGGTCGATGGAACTTGTTTCGTATTCGAATGTAATATTTTTGAAACTGTTTCGGAACTAATGAAAGATCTCATTCAATCAAATGATGAGAACAAGAGGTATATTTTTATTCTTGATTCTGTCGATGGATTGATGACTAAAGGTGATTCTCAAAAAAGCATGACAGAAGCAACAAAAGTCGCAGGTGGAGCAGTTATATCTTCAATGTTGATGAAGAGAATTTCTCTTGCGCTTTCTAAGCGTGGTCATATGGCTATTTTTATCAGCCAAGTACGATCTGATATTAAGCTAGACCCTTATGCAGCAAATAAAGATATCCGACAAACTACTGCTACTGGTGGAAATGCGTTATTGCATTTTGCTAATTGGATTCTTGAATTTGAACCAAAGTTTAATAAAGATCTTATTCTAGAAAAACCAAATGAAAAATATGATCCAGTTAAAAACAAAATTATTGGACATAATGTTAAGATCATCATTAAAAAGTCCACGAATGAATCTACAAATTCTAAAATTCAATACCCAATCAAATATGGTCGTAAAGATGGTTCTTCTGTTTGGAGAGAATATGAGGTTATTGACCAAATTCTTTCTTGGGAATTCGCTACTGCAAAAGGCGCATGGGTTACTTTTTCAGACGAGATTATTGAAGAACTTAAAAATGCTAATTTAGAATTGAAGAAGCAACATCAAGGAATTGATAATCTAAGATCTTATCTTGAAGAAAATAAAGCAATCGTAGATTATTTTTACAATAAATTCATTAATACTCTTGCGTCATGAGACTATTGAATGTTAACGGAACTCTCGTTAACAAAAATGTAAGAAAATATCTAGTAAATTGGGATGGGAAATGCAGAAGTAAACTTCAATTTAAATTCAAGCAGTTCTTTTATCCTTATTGGAAAAATCATATCGTCTACGAAGAGTTTCCAGTTTATGGAACAATGCTTAAAGTTGATTTATTAAATGCAACAAAAAAGATAGCAATCGAGATACAAGGCGATCAACATGAGAGCTTTAATAAGTTCTTTCATGATAATTCTAGATTAAAATACCTCCAAAGCATTAAAAGAGATGTCAAAAAAGAAAAATGGCTCGCAATGAATGATTTTAAATTCCTAGAACTATATGAGAGTGATTTAAAGAATTTATCACCACAATATATAGAAGAAAAGTGTGGAATCTTAATTATTTAAGTGTAAAATTAGCTGGTGACAAATAAGAAAAAATTTAATTTTCCCGAATCGCTTTTAAAGCAAATTGATGAATGCAGTTTTGGTGGATACATAATGTTTAATTTTTCAAGCAAGGGCGAACCACAAGTATATACAAAATTTGATAATCAAATAAATGCTATGGCACTTTTATATTACGTTAATACTTGGAGTCAAAGTGTAGATCAATTAAATTTAGAAGCAACAACCGATCAAATAGCAAAGAAAAATCTAGAAGAAGACGATTTTGATGATTCAGAAGACGACAAAGATTAAAAACACTTGACTTTTAATTTTTAGTTTGGTATCATATAAAGCTGGATGATATACTCTTTACAAGTAGAAAGACACGTATTAAGCGGTTTATTAAAACATCAAGAGCTATTTGCTGATATTGATGTTTTTTTAACTGAAAATGACTTTTATAATGATGTTCACTCATCAATATATACTGTATTTAAAAATATTAAGCATAAGGGCGAAAACGTAGATAAAGTCCTATTAGCTGAAAAGATCAAGAATCTTGGTATTACATTTAAAGACGAGATTAATATATTTGATTATATTGATAATTTAAGCTTCTCTCAGATAACAGAACAAGCTACTATGACTGCTTGTAGAGAATTAATTAAATTAAGAGTTCGTAGAGAAATATCTCAAACAGCAGATAAGTTAAAAGATTATGTGAACAAAAACTCAGAAGATTCAATGGATGAAATTATTGGTAAGATTGATCAAATTTATAATAAGAAAATATCAGCATATTCAGAAAATGATGTGCCAATTAATATCTTTGAAGGAGTTGAAGACCTTGTTGAAGAAATTGGCAATAGTCCAAAAGAAGATACTGGACTTATAACTCCATATTCTGAATTTAATAGAATGTATGGTGGCTTAAAGAATGGGAATATTTATGCTATTGCAAGTAGGCCAGGTCAAGGAAAATCAACTTGGTTGAATGATATTTGTTTCAAGACTTCAATCAATCCAAAAAATAAAACTAAAACTCTTATCCTTGATACTGAAATGCAAACTGTAGATATTCAATTGAGAATGGTTGCATCTTTGAGTGGAGTTCCAGTTTGGTATCTTGAAACTGGTAATTGGCGTAAGAATGAAGAAATGACTAAAAAAGTAAGAGAAGCATGGGATAAAGTTAAGAAGTACGAATACTTTCATTATCACGTAGGAAATAAAAACATTGATCAAGTATGCTCTATTATTCGCAGATGGTATCTTTCTAAAGTTGGTCGTGGAAATCAAGCTATGATTGCTTATGATTATATTAAACTAACTGGTGAGAAAGTTGGAGCAAATTGGGCAGAGCATCAAGCGATTGGTGACAAAATTGATAAATTGAAAAGAATCTCAGAAGAAATTCATTGTCCAATTATTACTGCGATGCAATTGAATAGAACTGGCGAAAGCTTTAACAGAAAAGGTTCAGAAGTTGTTGATGATAGTTCTGTAATTTCGCTTTCAGATAGACTACAATGGTTTGCGTCATTTGTAGCAATCTTTAGAAGAAAGACATTAGATGAAATTACTCTTGACGGCCAAACATTTGGAACTCATAAACTAATTCCTACTAAAACAAGATTCCAAGGAAAAGACGCAGCGGGTCATCAAGATTTGGTTAGAAGATTAGATTGTACTGGTAAAGAAGTATGGTCACAAAACTATTTAAATTATAATGTTCAAAATTTTAATATTGAAGAAAGAGGATCATTACTCGATGTTGCAGAAAGACAACGAGAACAATACGAATTGAATGATCAAAACGCAAACGATGGAGAATTACTATGAACGTAGATTTAGTATCAGTTACAAAACCAGAAATTAAAGGGATTAAAAATGCAGAAGATTTAGTTGCATTTTGCGCTAGAGTTAGCAATCCATCTAATCAAATGAATGTTGAAACTGCACCAAAGCTATTAAAATTCTTAATTAAACATAAGCATTGGAGTCCATTTGAACTAGTTGATATGTGTGTTGAAATTAAAACTAGTCGCGGAATTGCTGCTCAAATTCTAAGACACAGATCATTTAGCTTTCAAGAATTTAGTCAAAGATATAGTATTGCAAATGAATTCGAAGACATCGAACTTCGTTTACAAGGAGATAAAAATAGACAAGTAGGCGAAAATTTTATGCCAACTAATACAGATGCATATGATAAAGTTAGTGAGCTTCTCGTAGAATCCTTATCTCTTTCTCAACATTGTTATGATACAATGATTGAAAATGGCGTTGCAAAAGAAGTAGCAAGAATGATATTGCCTTTAACAACTCAAACTACGATGTATATGAAAGGCTCACTTAGAAGTTGGATTCATTATATTGAGCTAAGAACAGAACAGAATACTCAAAAAGAACATAGAGTTATTGCAGATAAATGTAAGAAAATCTTTATTAAAGAGTTTCCTGTAATAAGCGAGGCATTAGAATGGATCAAGTAAATGTTTATCAAATCCTAATTGATTTGGGATATAAATTAAAAGACTGTGGTAAAGAATATAGAACTAGACCTCTTTATAGAGATAGTGACAATGATACTGTATTAAAGATTTATAAAGATACTGGTCATTGGTTTGATTTTAAAGAAAACATAAGTGGAGATTTTAGTTCTTTAGTTGGTATGACTCTAAAATTAGAAGACCCAATCAAAGCTAAAGAATGGTTGAAAGATAAAAATTTTACATTTCATCAGCCAAAAGAAGCTTCAAAACCACTTCTCAAATCAACAAAGAAGTTTGATTTAGATCTATTATCTAATTTAGAAAATGATCAATCTTATTGGAATAAAAGAGGAATCAATGATGAAACCTTAAATCAATTTAAAGGTGGAGTTGGCAAAGCTGGAAAGATGAAGAATAGATACGTTTTCCCGATTTTTGATATTAAAAATAATATTATAGGATTTTCTGGCAGAGATATTACAAACCTTTCTAAAATTAAATGGAAACATCTTGGCGAAAAGAATGATTTCGTTTACCCATTATTCTTAAACTCAGAAGCGATAGAAACTCAAAAACAAGTAATCCTTGTTGAAAGTATTGGTGATATGTTGAGCCTATATCAAGCTGGAATTAAAAATATTCTAGTCACATTTGGCACAAGTCTTAGTTTGGGTATTTTAAATTATCTTTTAAAAATTGATATTAAAAAGATTTATATTAGTCTGAATAATGATTCAAATAAAAATAACGCTGGAAATATTGGCGCAGAAAAAACTTATTCAAGACTCAAAAGATACTTTGACGATAAACAATTGAAGATAGCCTTGCCAACTAAAAAAGATTTTGGAGAGATGAATAAAGAAGAAATACTACAATGGAAAAACAATCTCTCAAATATAATGGAGCAAAAAGGGTAAAAGTAGTGTAATAATTTTTATGGGATATATTTATAAAATAACAAATTTAATCAATAATAAAATATATATTGGTAAAACTACTGCAGAAAATCCTACTAGAAGGTGGACAGAACACAAAAGTAAAGCCAACAAAAACCCAAGAACACCAATAGAATTTGCTATTAAAAAATATGGATACCAAAATTTTAAATTTGAAGCAATCTTAAAATCTAATAATAAAAATCTTCCAAAATTAGAAACAAAAAATATATTAAAATATGATACTTTATCACCAAACGGATATAATTTGGAAATATATCAACCTAATAGAATTTTAACTAAAATTTCTATAGAAAAAATGAGTAAAAGCAATCAAGGTAAACTAAAAAGTAAAAATAAAACATCTAAATATGTTGGAGTTTATAAAGATAAAAACTCTATACATGCGGAATTAAGACATAGAAATATTAAATATAAAAAAGCATTTTCTTCAGAAATCAAAGCATCTATAGCATATGATAAAATGGTTTTGTTTCTATATGGGAATGAAGCAATTATAAATCATAAAAATAAAAGAAATAAATGGTCAAGACAAAATTTAAAAAATTTTTATAATTTCTTTATTAAAAAAACTTCTAAAGAAGAATCTAATTTATATTATGACCCAAAAAGAAAAAAATGGCAAGCTAGATTAAGATTTAATAATAAAACATTTCACCTAGGAAGATTTAAATCAAAAAAAGAAGCGATTAAAGCCAAAATAAAAAAAATGAAAGAATTAAAAATTTATGACACAGCAAAATAAAACTTTATCCGCTTCAAGAATAAAAACGCTTGAAACATGTTCATGGACATATTGGTTAAATTATCATTTAAAAATTCCACAAAGATCTAATGATGGAAGTGATCGTGGTACTATTTGCCATACAATTTTTGAATTACTTTTAAATAAAAGGCATCTTAAAAATTACAAAAGAATAATAAAAAAGAACTCTATTGATGGAGACAAAGGAGTAGATAAGTTAGTTAAAAAACTATCAGCAAAAGTTAAACTAGACGAAAGTAATTATAAACTATTAAATGATATGATTTTGGTTGGTCTTAAAAATGACTTCTTTGGAGAAGGTGGAGAAATAGTCAAGCCAGAGTATGACTTTGATATCACAAATGAAGAACCTAAATATCATATCAAGGGTTTTATAGATAAGCCTATTAAAATCAAAAAAGAAATGCATATAATCGACTA